AATGGTGTTCACGCAGCCCCTTTCGGGGCGGCGCCACGCCAGGTTACCCGCAAGCAGGATTGCTCGCGGGGCGACCGTACACAACTATCTCCTCAGCGGCCGAAAGGCCATTGTAACGATCCCAGTAAGGGCGCGTTACGCGTCGGAGTTTTGCAGTAGTTGTATATCGCAGGCTCAGCGGTTGAGAGGATTTAGCTCCCCTCAAAATTGCTGTGTAGAGGACATGGTTCAGTACGAACCCCCCTGCAGTTGAATCAGCGGTAGCTTTGGAAAGTACTTCCTTCCAAGACCATTGCTGCATCAGCCTATCCCATCTCACAAACGGCGACCTGATCGCAGTGTCCAAAGGAACACTGAAACACGTATCGCCTGGCTCTCGTCCTGGCCTGAAAAATTGCAGGCTAGGTTTACACGCGAGCCCCAGGAGCACTTTCCTAACTTCTTTCGAAGCCATTTCGGTGCGCCTTGAGCGCAAGAAGGAGTTATGGAGTGACATTGCATCTCTTAGATCAGTGAGTGCTTTGTCAAATGTCACAGGACGGACGTCCTGCCCTGCGTACCAATCTGCACCACACGACTCTCTGAACGGTCCGACGATAAAGCTTTTGTCGGTGTTCAACGCGAACCCAGCATCGCCTAGCACCTCCTTTAGGAGGAGCGCAGCTGACTGGGGCACTACAATGTCGTCACCGTAAACGGAGAAATCTCCTGGGTGACCGCACACCGTAGTTACCGCGTGAGCTAGACTTGCAAAAATCAAGCTCTCGAGTGGAAAACAGAAACCATTGCCCATGCTACAGAATTTGTGATACCTTTTCGTATCCGTTTCTCCTGGTAGCAAATAAGATGGGGATCTTGCATCTTCAAGCAAGCGTACCCACCCCGGCGGCAAAAGATCATATACCAACTCCAACGATATACTGTCGGAGGCGGCACTTAGATCTAGTGTTGCATAAGGATCAGAACCACCCATACTACCCTCGCGCGCAAGCGCTTGGTTTCTGGTTTGGTTTGATAGGTCTATACCAACGCGTCTTAAAAAACCGCGAAGTTCTAGGTCTATCCCTTTTTGCAAAAAGCCGTTAAGCAGTGGTTCAATGGCGATACTCCTATGAGTACGCGCCGTTTTTGGTACAAAGTCTAGCTTATTATAGCGAATGACGTCTACCTTACTCTCGACTTCACGTTTGAATATTGTGAAGTCATAACATTTGACGCGACCCGGGAGGATCGCATCTCGATATTGGCTGTTAAGCCAAAGAGCGTGAGTAGCATGTTGCAGCGCCGTAGGAGTCACGGTCCAATCTGAAGCCAGGATTTTTCTGGCTATATTGGTCTTATTTCCGTGTACTCCAATTGAAGCGCCCGACGTGAAATCGCATTTAGAATAGATAGAGCTAAGATCTGGTTCCAGACCTATCACTCGTTCTATCCACACCTTCGCACTTTCGTAATACTGAAAGTACGGGCTGTGTCGCGACCGATATAATCGGTCAGGTTTGCGACGTAGCCGGTGTTTAAGATTTACCCTCTTACAGCGATGTTCCGCAGCTAGGAATTTCTCCAAAGCCGCTTTATAGGGATCAATCCCTGGAACTTCTTTCTCGCTAAAGGGGTATTTCTTAATAAGTAGCGAAGTCTGAGCCTCCACGAAATAAGACGTGGCATCACTATACATCTGTGGTGATATAGACTCAGCCCAATCCAGCATCCGCCCGTAATCTCGTGCACGTAAGTGCCCGAGCAGGGTTTTCTGCTGGGGATGGGTCGTCGACTGTAAATAGGCAGACAGAACTTTGTTATATAGCTCCATCGGCCCCCGTGGTATGGCTAGCTCATCAGCCAGCCGCCGTTTCTTTTGAGGCATCACTATGCTCCATTTGGATCTAAGGGTCGAGTTCTAGAAAGGGTGCTGAACCAAGAACGGTCCAGCAATTTCATGAACAGGTATTCCGAATAGCGTACCAAGGATGGCTAGTAGGACCAGCCAGTACCAGGGTACTTTCGGAAGCACACTACGTAGCTTCGCTAAACTTGCGGAAAGCTTAATTAACATCTTGAGTTGCATGATTGCTTCTCTTATTGGTTAATTTTGCGATCTACAAGCAAGTCTGAAGCAGATGTAGTGGCCACATACACCGAGTGATCGGCGATCAGTGCAGCTAACTCTGTCGAGTCAGCACCCACGGGATAGCTTATCGAAGTTTCGATTATAGCATCTCCCAACGGATCTGTACCATCGGATAACAGTCTTGTCATCTTTATTGAACCTTTCGACTTACCGTCGCTGGTTGCTGTGGGCTTAGGCAAAGTACGCTTAAGATCACAGTAATCATTGGCGGAGCCGTCGTGGTCTGGTCCGACGTATCGGATTATATCCACGGTTCTTTGTGAGTCATTGGTATATGACTTCGTATTGATGGTTAAAGCCATTATAGGCCTCCATTAGTTGAGTTGTATTAGACACAGGATTGTATCTAAAGGTTATGTGCCGGAGCACTGGTTAAACGCGATCACTTACTGAAGAGAACTAACTTCAGCAAGCCAAGAGCATCAGCAACACGCTTTTGTCCGAGATTGCCACTAAATGGGCTATCTTCAAACGCAAGCGAAGCCGTTACACCAGGCGTTCGTTTATATGACTCATTCCTTCTGGTCTGAGTCGCGCTTGGACTCTCCAACTCGGTGCCCAACCCCGTGTATGATGAAGACCACCATTCACGGATACTACGTTGGGTATACTTTGTTGAGGTCCACGACCCTAGCTCTTTCACCCCAATTTTAGGTGAAATTGCAGCGATATAATCGCTGGTATTTAGGAACCAATCAACCACGAAGCTAAATGGAACAATTTCCCACATAGCTTTTGGGATATCTTGAACGTTCGATCCGAAATTGTTAATATCGGATATTGAATGCTCGTAAATGATACCCGCGCGGTTTTCGTAAGTAACGTGAGTCGTTGTTTGACTCTCGATTGCCCATCCGCCAAAGGCGACTTGTGCATGGTTCTCGGTTTGAGAGCCTGCAACAGAGTCTGAACCTCGTGCGGTGTGGCGTATCTTACGATTGGTAGTGGCCCTGAGCGCATCAACAATGTCTTCGGCTGAGTATACGAGAGGCATAATACCGTAACGGTATTGTAGCCAACCGGAACTTATATAGTCGAGGACTGTACTTTCGTGCCATTTGCGGGCAAGGCCTGTTTGGCCTCGTTCGCGGGCACGTCGCTCGGCATCGCGTTTGCGACGCTTTGCTTTCTTAGCAATCGTTGTGAAACCATGGATTGGATTTACAACTAACCTTATTGTTTTAGACAATTCCGCAATGAACATTGCCCCTTCAAATTCGGGGCTTTGAACATCGGCGCGTGCAGCTGTTGCTGCGCGTGCACGTGAAGCAGATTGTCCTAAGTTGTTAACACGAATGTGTTCGCAACTGGCACCACCCAAGTACCTGGGACCATAATATTCATAAATGGTCGGGCTTGGGGCACAGGGACAACAGTACGAGTTTGACGCGATTGAATTCACGTATAACTCACGCCGTTGCTCTGTACGGTACATAGGGTTAACGATTACTTCCCCTTTGGCTACACGGGAATGGAAATTAGGTGTGACTACATCGTGCATGGTTCGAACAGAACCATTTGCATCGGGAGTCACCCGCGATATGGTACCGACGCTACCACAGCCACCAATAGTTGAGTGGTTTGTGAAAACGTCTTCGGTCTCATATGGGTTAAATTCACCTTCTTGCCTTATCCGTGTTGTATCAGCCATAAAGTTAACTCTCGCTATTATTGCTAGATGTTGATGGGGATGGATACAGGAAGTATCCACGGGTTTATGCATTCAGTAGTCTGGCCTGAATACGGCTGGATTTGAGTGTGTAAAACACCCGACGATAGCCCTCCG